GATGGCATGTGCTAAAGTTATATCTAACGACCGCGAGCGAGAACGGCGCGAAAGAGAAAAGTAGCACTCCCCTCGGCCCGCCCTATTAAGAGAAAATCTGAATATGGCTGACGAGAAAGCATCAATTAAAATTAGTTCACGCGCCGATACTGGCGCGATTCTAAGAACTATCGGCTCCGTAAAGGGCTTAAGACGCGAAATCAAAGGCCTGTCTAAGGACATGCTCCTTAACGCTGCTGCATCAAAATTGATGGGTAGTTCCATGGGCGGTGCTGGCAAGCAGACCGATAGGTGGAGGAAGGTACTTGACTCCACCGACAAGATAATCCGCAAAATGGGCGCAATGACGATGAAGTCGCTTGTGTCAATGCTGAAAATGGCGACCATACAAATGGCTGCCCTTGGCGCGGCAATGATTGTCACCCACGGTGCATTCATAGTCGGCAGATTTGCCATGAAGACATATCAAGTTGCTATGCAGGGACTTGCTGCAACTGCGGCTGGATTCACGACGGCAGTTTCTATCGCTTCTGCGGCAGTTCGTGAACAACAGGCAGCGATGTATGCGTACAAGACCAAGACTGCAAAAGAATTTGGTAGTGGCCTAAATCAAACCCGAATGGTTATGCGTAACCTCACGATGGATGCTGACCTTGCGGTTTTGGGTGTTGAGAATCTAAACAAAGCATTTGCCACTGTATCAAAGAACCAAAATGTTACTTTCAATGCAACTAGCCAAAAATACCTAAAAGGGCTAATGGACTTTGCTTCTGCTGGTCAGCCGCTTGAGCAAGGTGTAGAAAAAGCAGCAGAACTCGTAGCAACACTTCAAGACTCAAAGAAGTCATACGCTCAAGTTAAAACTGCAGCAAAAGAACTTGGCCCAGCGATGGTTGAGGCAATCAAGCAGGCCGATAAGCAAGGAATCAATACAAAAGAAAAGTTCATTGCCGCAATGAACAGCGGAAAACTTTCAGCGCTCGGTGGAGTTACTGGTCAGTTTGATGCGATTAACTCAACATTGTTTTCACAGTTTAAAAAATATTTTTCCATGCTAAGAGGGAACCTCGCTGACTTCGGTCAGGGATTTTTGGGTGATTCAAAAGTTGCGCTTGAGTCAATGTACAAATCCGTTGATAAAGCATTAAGAGCCACATCTGGAAGCGTTGCGGCATGGGGTAAAAACGGCGGCCTTCTAGGCGCACTCACATCAGCGGTTGAAAAATTATCTGAGTTCTATGTAAGACTAATTAGAGACTATTTGCCAAAATCGGTTGGAATGTTCAAGCGACTTGGCGAGTGGTGGTATGACTTCAAGGCTGGATTTAAGGAAATTACATATAACCTCAAACCGCTGATTGAAGGCGCCAAAGTTCTGGAAAAATTCTTTGGAGCAATGTTTAAGCCAGTATGGAGAGAAATAAAAGCAGCAACAAACGGTCTCAACTCGCTTCTTGGAAAACAAGGAAATCAGTTTGAAAAATTTGGTGCTGCAGTAGGCGAACTTATTGGTACATTTATTAAGTTTTTCAGCAATGTCGGCGGTGGTCTTGTTGAGACACTTAGCAAATTCACTACAGTAGTGAACTTCTTGACTGACGCTTTCCAAATGTTCGCTGATGTTTTTGGTGGAATGCAAAAAATGTTCGGTTCTCAAGGAGCGTTTTTTGCGATGATGGCTGGTGCCAGAGGAATGAAAACCAACTTTGGTGGCTATATCCGCGAAAAAACTCAATACATGAATGTTGACGCTGGAACAGTAAACATCAAGGGTGCGGCAATCGGAGCCGCAAAAGGTTTTATCACTGGCGGACCGCATGGTGCGGCCGCTGGCGCTCTCGCTGGAAGTGGTGTTCTCGGAAAGGCTGGCCCACTTGTTGGAACTGTTGCGGGCGGAGCAGGCGGTTTGTTTTCCGCTCGTGGGATGTACAACAACTTCTCCAACAACGGGCTAAGTGGTGGTCTTGCAAGTATGCGCCAAGGCGCGGTCAGTGCCGTAACGGGTATACCTGCGAGCGTAAGGGCTTCAATCAACGGACGCCTAAGCAGCGCGACTGCTGGCATTTACGACTCATACAAAATGGGTGGATTGCAAAGTGCAAGACAACATGCACAGGGTCTTGCGAAGTTCAAAATGAGCGGGCTGGCATCAACTGGACCTGGTTTTGGTTCAATGCTCAGTAGATTCCCAACGCTCCCAGGAGTTGGTCCAGGAGGCCCAAGTTCTCCTCTTCCAGGCGCCCCAGGCGGTCCAGGCGGCTCTGGTGGCGGAGGTGCTGGTGGCGGTGGCGGACGCTGGAGGTACGGAAGCAAAACGAAAATCCCAGGCAGCCAAGTAACTGGTTGGCGGAAGATGACTGGGCGAATGTTCAGGGAAGCCCGTCAAAGAGATGCGGACAAAGCAGAAAACAGAAAGGGATTGCTCGGCGGTGGAATTGGCTCATTTGCAACTTCAATGGCGCTCGGCGCTCTTGGTGGAAAAGCATCACCAGAATTGCAAGGTGGATTAAACCTTGCCGCCATGGCTTCTATGTATAGTCCAAAACTTGGCATAGGACTCGCTGGTGGAACTCTGGCGATGAAGAGTGGAAATACAGCAGTTGCCGCTGGTGGTGGTGCGCTTGCTGGTGCGATGCTCGGTAAACAACTTGGTGGCGCTCCTGGAATGATTGTTGGTGCTGCGCTTGGAACAGCAATGGGTGCAATCATGGCGCCAATCACCAAAGCCCGTGCAGAGTCAAAGAAAATCAAAGCATCAGTTGATGAGGTAATGGACAATGTAATCAATGACTTCATGGTCAAGGCAGCGTTACTCACTAGAACTGGTCGTGGTGAATCCGAAAACTTAAAAGCCATGAAACAATTTGCATCGCAAGCGCGAGGCAGGGCTACCGACCTGAATACACGAGGCCAAGCCCAAACAAAAGTTGGAAATCGCCGTGGTATTGGAAACATGCTGCTTTCTGGTGGAGGAATTGGTGCCGCTGCTGGAGCAACCGTTGGTGCCTATCTCGGTTCAGTACTTCCTATTGCTGGGACAATCGCTGGAGCGGCGATAGGTGGAATAGTTGGCGGTATTGCTGGCGCAGCAGGTGGCGCAATCGTCTATGGCGCAAAGCAAATGTTTGACTTATTTGGAAAACGCCAACGAGATAAAGCCACAAGAAAATCGCAAAAGTCCGAACTAGTAAACATGCTGCAACGCGGCGAAATATCGCAGGCGCAATTTGACGAATACAACAAGAACGATAACACGCGAGGTACCGCGCTTAAGCGATTTGCCGATAGAAGCGATGCTCAGGCAACAGCAGCGCAGCGTTTGAACACCGTCTATGAACGGCGTACAAAAGTTATTGCGGACATGACTGGTCTAACTGGCAAAGAAATTGACCGCTTAGCAATGTCTATGGGTGTGAACCTTTACGATGCAACAAAGGACTTCAATGAGGTTTTGGTTGAACTTGGTGTAACTGTTGTTAAAACCGCAGAACAAATCAACATGGACCTCAATCAGGCAATGGTCAATAACCTGAGCGTATTTGATGAAGTCGTAAAGCGTCAGAAGGCACCATTGATTCTTGATGAGGCCGCTAAAGCCTTCTCTATGAATAGGCGTGCTGCTGGAGGAACTGGCCCAATTGATATGCAGGAACTTGGAAACTTCATGAAAGTTGCAGCCGAGCAGATGAATATCATCAGCGGCGGCGACACCATGAAAACCTATTTTGAATTACGCAGGCAGTTCGGAGAGGGTGGAAAAGCCTTCACTCAAAAGGGTGGAACATTTGAAGGGCTAGGAACTGAAATCTACGCTCCTGGAAGTGCTTCCCGTGTTGCAATGAATGATTTCTTTACCAAGCAGGACCAGTCAATGCAAAGCGCCTTGAAGGGTCAATTTACAGCAAGAATGGCAGAACAGGGAATCATGCTCGGCTCTGGTGGGGTGCAAAGCGTTGCTGACCAATTTGGAAAACTTGACCTTGATACACAACAGGCTTTAGCCAATGCAATTTCTAGTGGAGAATTGTTCAAGGGGCCAAGTCTTTCTCAAACCCTTGGCACTTATGGTGTGAGCATTGACCAAAAAGATGTAAAAACACTTGAGACAGCAGATAAAGCATTTTATTTAGCCGACCTCACCGAAAAGCAAGCACTTGTTGCTGATGAGCAAAGAAAACTTATTGAAGAACAACGCGCTTTTTATAGCCCAGAATCCGACCAGCGTCCAGAATGGTGGAGCAAAGAAGCACTCACGGAAGTCTTTAAGGCTGCTGGTATCAACGACACATTTACGCCGCGAGGAAAAGGTATTGGCGACACAACATCTTCAAGGCTTGTGCAGACGCTGTCACGCCATAACATGATGAATGCTGGAATTGCTGGCAAGCGAACCGTCACATCTTCTTACCGAAACTACGGTCTTGGTTCAATTAACTCGGACCATGTTACTGGTCGCGCATATGACCTTGTTGGAAACCAACTTGGCATGTACAAGACAACTGTTGAGCGAAATGGTGGATTTGCCGAGTTTCATGGTGGTTCACAAAACCGCCACCTCCATGTTGTCCCAGGCCCAATTGGTGATACATCTGTCCCCTCAATGACTCGTCCGTCCATCCCTCAGGTGAGCACGAGCAATTCTGGCCGCAGCGGTGGAAATACGATTAACATCAATGTCAGTGGTGGGAACACTGAGCAAATTGTTCAGCAAGTAAAAGCCCATCTTGACAGAATCAACCGCGAAGAAATGTATAGGAGATAACAATGGCGTACCAGGGCCAAACCCTATCCGTTGGTGGAGTTAAATATTTTGAGACAGACTATATCGTTACAAATTTCAATCCAGAAAATAAAGCAATTTATGGCGATAACCCAAAGACATTTAAAAAAGAAGGCGAACTGGATGGTTCGTACTATGTGATAGGAATCAAAAACAAAGTCCTATTAGCAGAAGCAATCAATACGGAAACGGCTGAGCCAAAATGTGCAATTGTTGAAAAACGAACATTTGGTAGCGATTCCGCCAGTGGCGTTGTATCAACTGGGAAACAAGACAGTAGCGGCAAATTAATATACAACGGCGGCTTTAGGTATCAACAAGATTTTACGACAACAAGTCCTGCGAAACTAAAAGCGCGGGGGCTAATTAAGGCTGGCCCACTTGCAACTCAGTACACCACATTGCAACTTGGTTCAGAAAAACTTGTAAATATATCTTTGCAAGATTTGCTCAATAGGTTTAATGCTTGGCTTGCCAGTGGGGTTGACAACGAACAACGAGATTCTGGCTTGCAATTATACTTTCAATCGCCAGCATACAAAAATAGTTTTAGAACCAAAATTGTAACGCGAGACCAATTAATCAGCCTCTATACAACTTACTTCATGCATGAAGATGAATTGAATAGAGAAGCAATTACATCAATATCTGGAACAACTGGAACCGCTTTTTATTCTGCTGGAAACGGCGGATATGGCGGAGGCAGCATTGGACTCTGGAAAATGTATAAAAACCGTGGTTTAAGTGACGATGCCATTAGACGCGAATTGCTTGACTCGGGATACACCCAAGCGCAAATAAATATTTTCCGCAATCAGGGGTCCGCCGCTGCGCTTCAATCCCCTGGTGGTGATGCAAATAGCGGTGCTGGCGGAGTAGGCGCTGGTGCTGGCGGAGCAGGCTCTGGTGGCCGTGGCGGTGGCGGCGGAACAGGTGGCAACAGGGGTATTGTTGACAACGGCCTATTTGAATACACTCCTGGTGTTGTTTCAAGCATACAGATTCAAAGAAGCCGCAACATATTTGCAGATAACGCAACATCAGACTTGATTTACAAGCAGGCAGATGACGCATCTGACTTCATGCTTGAGCCACAAATGTTTCAAATTTACGCAACAGCGTCAACCACTGGCGCAACAAACTACAGATATAACAGGTTTGTATTTGACCAAAAACCAAACGAAGTTCAATACGCTGGTCTCGGCGGAGAATGGGTAAGCGTTGATAGGAATGGTGGATTTTCATTTGTTGACTGGAAAAAATTCCAATTATTAACACTTTCTTTTTCTTTTGTAATAGCAAATGAAGATGATGGCTTATTGACTCATGTGGAAAAGAAAATTGAAACTCTGCGACGAATTGCGCAAACACCATACCCAGTCACTTTTTATAATTTTGACGACATGTTCACTTCTCAGTTTAGGTATGACACTGGGAACACTCCTCGTGGAGTTCAATTCGTAATAACAGATTTATCAATAACTGCGCAGAGAAGAAATTCTTTGATGCAAATAACCAGGGCTCAGGCGAATATAACATTGCAGGAATTCCCGATGGAAAAACAAGATTTGATATCCATGCCGAGGCTCGTTCACACGCCTCCGAATATTCCTGGACAACCATCTGTCACGACAGAACCGAGTCAGGCGCTAATTAGCGAAAATCTTTCAACTGGCTTTATTGACGAAAAATGGAAAAATCCACCTCCGACAGAACCAGTAGTGGAGCCATAATTTATGCCATCGGGTCCATCTAATTCAAGCATTTCAATTGAGGCAAACGATAACGCCCAGTTATCCTACGAGGACCTGCTTGCGAACGAACCAAGATACGAGTTGCAAGGCTCTGAACGACTTGTTCCATTGATTTTTATTTACCCAGAAAAATCATTTATAACAACCCTACATAACAACATTCTGTCATTAAAGGTGAGTTTTACACTTGATAGTGCGTCTGCTTTAACATTTGATGTCGTTGACCCAGGATTTGAAATGGCTCAAAGAAATTATTTTCAAGTGGGTCAAACTGTAATTTATAAAAGTCAAAACATACGGGATATGAATAGAGCATCAATTGGCGCAGCACCTCAATACTGGGGGTATCCATTTGAAATTGCTGATGTCACATATGAGCAATCAAATGGAGCATCTCCTGTAGTTAGGATTCAGGCTTACACCAAAGCAATACAACAGATGAAGCGTGATAGGAAGCCAGGAGTTATAACTGGTAAAAGTAGTTCATTTGTTGAAAATGCAGCACGAAAATACGGTCTGGATTTTGTCGGACAGCAGACTACAAAAACGGCGAACATTACAACCGCATCTGGAGATAAGCAGGCAGATTCAGTTTGGGATGTTATTAAAAGAATCGCTGGTGAAAACAAGTTCGTTGTATTTGAAGCGGACGGAACTTTGTATTTTGGGAGCCAAAAATGGTTGCTGCATAAATGGGGGCTGGAGGAGTACACGGTTCAAAAATGGCTACCTAAAAAAAGAATGAATGTTGACGAAACTAGATACCATTCATATTTGACATATCCGCAAACAGTCAACAACGAGACTGGTGGGTATTACGACACATTTAAGTTGTTGCAACTCCCAACTATGCACAAATCCGAAAACGACCCGCACGAAACAGACGGGTCGTGCATTGTTGAGAGAACCAATGGGGTAAGACTAAGGCCTGGAATGACCGCTTTTGTAGGCAATGTCCCATTCCTCAACGGTAACTACCTAATAACATCGGTTGACTATGAGGAGATGAGTCCTGACCCAGTCAGCGTCCAATTTAGAACGCCAGAATTGACCGATAAGGAAATCAAGCAGATTAAGCAAATTGATGTTGGTGTAATATATCCAGGGGCAATTGAGTTCCCAGCGTCATTCAACAACATTTCGCTTTCTGGCACATTTAATACCCCTGGTTCACAACAGCAAAATACCACTAGGCAGTAACTGGAGAAAATATGCAAAATGATATTCACCGTGGTAGAGCGGTTTCATACGCAGCAAACTTAAATGGCATATTTGTCGGAACGGTTGTTTCCGCATCAAGCGGCCTGCCATCAATCAAGGTCAGCGCGCTTGGAAATATTGTCTATAAAGATGTCCAGTTTGTTGGGCGAACGGAAACATATGCACTATCTGCTGGCGATGAGGTTTTGTGCACATTTGTAGACAATTCAACTGAAAGAATATTCATTATCGGCGCAGTCTCCAAGAAGCAAGATGTTTTTGTTAGTCAGGCAGACTTTGACGCACTTGAACTTCGCGTTCAAGCGCTAGAGACGCCATAAGGGCTGTGGGATAATTGGTTTGGTGAATTTATGGACATATTAAAATTTCCTTTATCTTTTGACAATGACGGAAGCATGTCAAAACTGCGCGAAAACTCAGATGGATTTTTCAAGCAGTTAATAAGTTTCTGCATTCTTACTGAACCAGCGTCTCTGCCGTTGACTCCAGATTTCGGTGTATATGACCCAACCTTTTCTAGAGTGTCTCCAGAAAAACTTGCTTTATCCGCTTCAAAATTTATTCCAGAAGTTCAAATCCAGTCGCTCGGTGGAACTATAAGTTCAAATGACGGAACAATTTCTGTCAAATTCGTTTACAACAGGTAGGAAAACAAATGCCAATTGATTTTACCCAATTTATTGACTTGCGGCCACTTGATGTCCAGCCTGCTGATATCTATTTGGACTCAATCGCAGTAGCGCGCACCGTTCTTCCAGATTTTTCTTTAAGAGTTGGCACCCCAGAAGATGCGATGTTCCAAGCAATTTCGTATATGACGGCACTGAATGTTGGCGCCATAAACAGAATCCCCAACTCTCTCATGATGGGCATTACCAAGATGATTGGTGCCCCAGTGCACGAAGGAACGAGAGCCACGCTTACCGCACAAATCACTGCCATTTCAACAAGCGGAACAACCATCCCTGCTGGGACCATCCTTGCGTACGAAGTAGTGCAAAACGACCAAGTCGTTCAGTACCTCTACTATACGGATGAAATACTGGTGATTGACGCTGTCGGAATTAATGACCCTCTTCCAAGCGGAACTGTGTCCTGCACATCAGTAACGATTGGTCTTGTCCCAGATATAAATACCGATGATGAATTAGTTGTTTTGTCTTATGACCAATCAATCTATTCAGCAAAATGCAGCGGCGATTTTGCAAACGGAACAAGCATGGAGTCAACTAACGACTTCCTATCTCGCGCAGTTACATATATTCAATCTCTATCTTCAGCAAATACGACAAAAAATCAATTACAAAGTTTTTTAGTTTCTGCTTACCCAGACTTGATTACGCGAGCAAAAGTCTATGATTTGACTGACCCAGGTGGAACTCTTGATGTAGACGAAACCGATGAGCCTGGGTATGCGACAATTTACGCATACGGTCCAAACAGATTGTTGACAACAGCAGAAAAGACCGAAATAAAAAATGACGCAGTTGCAAGGTCGGTTGCTGGAATAACATTGGATGTGCTTGACCCACCATTGCTTAATTTCTTTGTCAATGCAACCGTCCTGTATGACTCATCAGTCACATCGGCAGCATTGTCAAGCCAAATTACTGGCAACCTGATTGAGTTGTTCAACCCGCTTAACTCTCAGTATGTGGAAGAAAGACTGCGCTATAACACTGTTTTGAATGCAATTCAACTCAACTCTCAAGTAATCCATGTAACCGCTCTGTCTATTGGCTATACAAGAACGGCAACAATTACTGGGGCAAGCGTGAGCGGACCATCCGTAACATACACTGCAAATAATAATTTCAGCGTTGGGCAGACAGTTACCGTAACTGGGATTACACCATCTGGTTTGAACATTGCAAACAAAATAATTACCGCACGGAACGCCACAACATTTACGGTTGGGGCATCTGGTGGGGCAAGTGGTTCATACTCGTCTGGTGGAACAGCAACTGTTACATACTCTGGTTGGAGTGGTGCGGATGGCAACGACCTTCTTTACGACAAAAAAGGAAGTTTGCTGCAGTTGACCGAAGGAAACATTCTTCTAACACTTGAGGCCTATACAAATTAACATGGCATACAGTGAATTGACCACCAATCTGATTTCGCCACAAAATAGGCTGGAATCACGAATTGTCTCATCTGGCTCTATCGTTGAAACGAAGAGCCCGACTGGGTATGTTCATGACTGGGAGTTCACCAATGCCCAAGAAACGGTTGTGGCTGAAACATATATTCACCCACTTCAGTATTCGTTTGAAATACTCCCAATTGATGAAAATGAGCCAGTAGAAATTCAATTGAATCATTTTTCAGTTGACTCTACGACCGTTCAAGACTCATTGATTCAATTTCACGCTCGGTTTAAGTGTTCAAGAATTTTGACAATTGAAACAACGCTTATTGACGAGCACGGTGATGAAGTTATTCATTCAAACTCAACATTCGCTGGAAACTGGTCAACTGGCTGGTCTGGACAATTACGGGTATCAGAAAACGACCCTGCAGAATTTTCTGTTCACATCAGAATTCTTGGGCACAGCGGCTCCAAAATACATATGACGCTGCCAACGCTTGTTGACGATGTTTCTTTCTATAACAACCCGTTTGTTCAGAACGGGCGGCGTAACTTACCTACATTCATGTGGGATAAAGACAAAGAGCAGACATATCCACAATATCCTTTTTACAAGTTAATGCACGCTTTGACATATTACGCTGGGATAGCCAGCCAGATGTCGTCAAATTTTTACAGATTTAGCAAATCTGAAATCTCCGCAAAATTTGGAACCGACCCAGTGTGGGCAAACAGCATATTGGTTGATGCAGACTATGTTCATCAGGACTACGAGAAGTGGCTTGCTCAGTTTATTGGAGCAAAAATCATTAGAAGTATCACCGTTGATGGCGTAGAACTAATTGACGACCCAGATGCTTTTGCTACATGGCAACTAAATACTGCATACTTCGGCCGCGAGGCGGGCACGACTAAAGCGATTCGCGAAACTGTAAAACAAATTCTCACTGGGAACAAGGTCGTATACATAATCCCAGGTGGAACCTCGTTCGTGATAAATATCTACACCCTCACAAGCGAAACCCCTGGAGTAGCAGCCGTTGGCGATACAAGTGATGAAGTTCTGGCAATCGCCAATTTGACTCGTCCGCTTGGCTTTGAACTGCATCACGAAGTGTTTGACGAACTCCCACTACTTCTTGATGACCCAGACTACGGAATCCTTGATGAAGCGGTTCTTGGTTCAAGCGAGTTTGCTCCAGTATTCCTCCTTGGAAGCCTGAGTGCTGGTGTTCTTGATACAGCGGTACTTGCTTAGTGGTAAAATTGGTACTGGCGATAAGGAGCAATTATGAGCACTAAATTCGTTAAAGATGCAGTTGAACAGGCTGCAAAAACATTCATCACCGCCTATCTCGGAGCATGGATTGCTGCAGGGTCAGATTTTGACTCATTAGTTGACACCGCAACCCTCAAGGTTGGAGTTGTCGCTCTTGCGGCATCAATTGCAATGAGCATGGGATTGAAGAAAGTTGGACCAAACAAGGATTCCTCAAGCGTCTTGTAGTCATTCCTCCTGCCAGCAATGGCAGTATTGGCTTACAATTAGGGCGCTGGATATTTAGGAGCGCGCATCTATGCTTGCAGGAACTTACAACATAACTTGTCAGCAGGGGGCTACATTCACGCGCTTCATAACTATGAAGTACCCAGACCCCAACTCTCCACCGTCTGACCCTACTTATCTCCTTTACGACCTCACTGGCTACGAAGCCCGAATGCAGGTGCGCCGAACCGTTGACTCCTCGTCAGCACTAGTTTCATTGTCAACAGATGACGGAAGTATCGTCCTCGGCGGAGAAGACGGAACAATTGAAATCACTATTGCTGCCGAAGACACCGCCCTGCTGACAAGTTCTGGGGTATATGACCTTGAAATTATTTCTGACGCTGGTGTTGTGAGCCGCGTGCTACAGGGTGAGTGGCGCCTATCGCCAGAGGTCACGCGATGACAGTTACAAACTCCGTTCCAAATCAGGTAATCGTTCAAGAACCAGTTATAGATGTAAACATTGACGAAGAGGTCCCAAGTTTAATCACTATCTCTACGGTTGGTTCCGCGACAGTACGGCGACATGTCCACACCCAGGCATCTGCTTCGCAGGTCTGGACAATCAATCACACGCTTGGTGGGTATCCGTCTGTAATGGTCGTTGATTCAGCAAAAAGCGTTGTTGTCGGCGACATTTCATATGTAAGCAACACGCAAATTGTAGTAAACTTTAGTTCTGCGTTCTCTGGATATGCCTACCTCACTTAAGGATTACTTATGGCAATGAAATTTGTTACAAATCTTGATATCAATCAAAATCAACTTCTCAATGTAACTTTTGAAAAGGTTCCGACCGACCCGTCAAGTGGCAACTTTGAAGGTCGGATGATTTATAACACGGCCACGGACACCATCAAGGTCTACACGGGTAGTGCATGGAAGTCATTGCCACACACGCTTTCCGCAGGTGGCTCGCATACAGATGCCCTCACCATCACCGAGTCCAATGGAACGGTAACGCTGACCCTGAATCTTGCCGATACGGACAGCGCTGGTTTGCTCTCCAGCACTTTCTGGAACATGCTTAATGATGCAACATCGGATGCAACTGCAAGCAAATTAGTCAAAAGAGACGCAAACGGCAACGCCAAAGTCGCAACCCCAACAGACGCAGCGCATATTGCAACCAAGGGCTATGTTGACGCAGCCCGCCAGGGTCTTGATGTAAAGCAATCAGTTCGTGCTGCCACGACTGGTCCAATCACTATTGCAACAGGGCTTGAGGCTGGAGATACGCTTGATACGACAGTAACACTTGCTGCTGGCGACCGCGTTCTTGTTAAGAACCAGAGCACCGCATCGGAAAACGGTATCTATGTTGTTCAGAACACTGGAGCACCAGTTCGTGCAACAGATGCAAACGGCACTGCTGACACTGGAACGGTTTCTGGCGGAACATTTACATTTGTTGAAGAAGGAAGCGTAAACGCAGACAGCGGTTGGGTTGTTTCCACAAACGGTTCAATCACCGTAGGAACCGATGCCATGAACTGGGTTCAGTTCTCTGGTGCTGGTTCAATCGTTGCTGGTACTGGTCTATCCAAAGATGGAAACACACTTAATGTTGGTGGCACTGCCGACCGCATCACGGTAAACGCCGACACAGTTGATATTGCATCAACCTATGCTGGTCAAACATCAATTATCACGCTTGGAACCGTTACCACTGGTACATGGTCGGCAACCACCATTGCTGTCAACAAGGGCGGTACTGGCGCTACATCCTTTACGAGCAACGGAATCCTTTTTGGAAACTCCACAAGCGCAATTCAGGTAACTGCTGCTGGAACCCAGTATCAGGTTCTTCAGGCTGGTTCTGGTGGAACGCCAGAATTTGGAGCCGTAAACCTCTCGCAGTCCGCCGCCATCACTGGGACCCTCCCAATTGGCAATGGTGGTACTAACGCAACATCTGCTTCTGCGGCACGCACAAGCCTTGCTGCTGGTGGGACGCAGGGTTCTGGAGTAAGCACGCCAGCACTTGCTCGCAAAGTTACAAAAGCAGTTGGAAACGGCGCAGACACATCATTCACGATTGTTCACGCCTTCAACACTCGCGAAGTGATGATTCAGGTTTACGATTCAAGCAACTACGACACAGTAATTGCCGACACCGTAAGAACAGATGTTGATACGGTTACTGTTTCCTTCTCAACCGCTCCTTCATCTGGCGCATACACAGTCGTAGTTATCGGTTAATACATAGCACCTTGAGGGGTGTGACAAACATAAAGAGACAGTTGAGGCTGTATCAATGACAAGATTTGTAGGGACACCGCTACGCGGAACAGAGTTCTCAAGCGTAAGTGATGAGGCTATTTCAGCACGAGTTGGGTCTGATACTTACCCTAGAGTACGCATTGATGCAGGCGGCAGAATTACATGGGCATCTGGCTCAGCGACTGGGGATACAAATCTCTACCGTGATAGCGCGAATGTCCTCAAAACCGACGATGTATTTCAGGCACTTTCTGGAGTTGTCACCCTTGCCACAAATGGTGCGCCAACAGCATCGCTAGCAAATGGTGCAATTGCAATTGACACCACAAATCATGTTTTTTATTTCCGTTCAAATGATGCCTGGAATGAAGTCAATGCAAGCGGAGCAACATTAACCGTATCCGATGCGGTCCCAACAGAAGACTTAACAGAAGGCGACCTGTGGTACGAGTCTGATACTGGTAAAACATTTGTTTATTATGATGCTTTTTGGGTTGAAATTGGCAACAGCGGTAGTGGAGTTGTTGCCGACAGCATCACTGGCAACGCTGCTACCGCAACAAAATTGCAAACAGCAAGGAATATTGCCCTTACTGGAGATGTAACAGGAACTGTTTCATTTGATGGTTCCGCAAATGCATCAATAACCACAACAATACAGGCAAATAGCGTTGCCCTAGGGACTGATACCACGGGCAACTATGTATCTGATGTGTCGGCTGGAACTGGAATTTCTGTTTCGCATACACCTGGAGAGGGTTCAACAGCAACTATCTCAATTGAGTCAACCGCATGGACATCTTATACCCCAACAATTACTGCTGATGGTGGTGGTTTTGCGCTGAACAATGGAACACTTACTGGACGGTACAAGCAAGTAGGCAAAACAGTTTTTTTCAAATTGAAATTTGTTTTTGGTTCAACAACAAGCGCAGGAACTGGCCACTGGAACTTTAGTCTCCCAGTAACTGCTTATGATGCTAACTTCACATTTACAGCAGCAATACTTGATGACTCTGTCGCTTGGTACGGAGGAATTGGTAACGGTAATTACACTGGCTCAACATCAAGTTTTGCAGTAATCATTCCTGGCACCAGTGCATCAGTAACAACATGGGCATCTGTTGGTAATGGTGGTCCATTTATTTGGGGTACTGCTGACAACATCACCATCTCAGGAAGTTATGAGGCTGCATAATGGCTATGAACTTTCCTAATTCACCAGCAACCAACGATACTTACACGGTTGGCTCAAATACATGGTCTTACGATGGTGAAAAATGGGTATTAGTTGCAACACCAATAGACATTGATGACCTTGGTGATGTTGTAATTACATCTGCAGCAAATGGCCAACTTCTTGAGTTTGATGGGAACAATTGGGTTAATGCGGTTCGCCCATCTAGCGAGCCAATAGGTCACGAAGATAAAACAGAGAGCACCATAGCATTTGATGAAAGTTCTAGAGAATTTTCTATTTCCCCTGTTGGTGCGTCATTTACTGTTTGGTGCACTGGAATTAGGTATGTTAAAACAACTACGCAAACAGTTCAAATACCAGATACATCTGGTCTTTACTACATTTATTTTAACTCATCTGGGACATTGGCTTACAGAACTTCGTTTTTTGACTGGGAAAACGATACGCCAACTGCATATATCTACTGGAATGAAGTAGATAACAAAGCATACTTTTTTGCCGACGAGCGCCACGGTGTAACTCTTGATTGGGCGACTCATGAATACTTGCATAGAACACGCGGAGCAGCGATTGCAAACGGTTTTGGCGTAAGCAGTTATTCAATTGATGGTGATGGTTCTTCTGACGACCATGCAAAATTTGACCTTGCTGGTGGAACATTTTTTGATGAAGATTTACAAGTGGATATTTCTCATTCCAATACGCCAACGGCAAACACATGGGAACAGATTCTTGAAGGCAATGCTGAAATCCCTGTCTTCTATCGCTTGAACAATCACTGGAAAAAAGATAGTGCAACAGAATTTGCATTCAAGCAGGGAACATCGCGCCCTCAATTCAACTTGTTCAGTTCACCAAACTGGTCAACAACAGATATTGACAATAATAAGTTTGCTATCTCTTGGATTATTGCAACAAATAACTTAAACGAACCAGTCATTGCAATCATGGGGCAGGCTTCATACAACACTATTGGTGAAGCGGAAGCGGCTTTGTGGGAAGGACTCAATCTTGACGGATTTCCAATTGTTGAATTCCGTCCATTGCATAAGGTTGTATTCCAAGGAACTGACTCATTTACAAACTCCGTAAATGCTGCTATTCGCGGTATTTATGATTTGCGCCGAATACATTCCAACGGAAGCACGGTCCCATCAACGCCAGTGTCCGACCATGGGTCAATGACTGGTCTTTCAGATGATGACCACACTCAGTACCTAACCGATACCCGCCATAACGCCCTTGACCATTCAACGGCAATGGGAACAGTGGTCCTGGATGACATCAACGATGTAACTGCGCCATCCCCGTCATCTGGAGATTTCCTTAAGTGGAATGGAACCGCATGGGTCAACGACCCAATCAACCTTGGCACCGACACTGTTGGCGATTCTGACGATGTTGCAGAAGGAACAACAAACATCTATTTCACTGACTCAAGAGCACGAACTGCGCTTTTGGCAGACAATAACGGAACATCAAGCGGAATAAGACTTATTGCACCGAATACTGGAACTGTTGAGTTAATAAGTCACGAAGCAACCAGGTTCGTAAGAGTAACTTCAAACGCTGCAACAGGTGGCGGGAAAATAGAAATAGCGGGCTCGGCCCAAGTTATTGCTGCTCCTTCAATTGCCGACCCAGGTGACTTGAGCGTTGCTGGAAGTGTCATCGTTGGCGGTGCGGTTGTTTTTGAAGGCGCAACTGCAAATGATTATGAAACAATCGTGCAAGTCGTGGACCCGACTGCAGACAGAACAATTACGCTTCCAAACGCAAGCGGAACTGTAGCGCTCAGTGGTTCAATCGCACTGGGAACTGACACGACTGGTGGATATGTTGCTTCGCTGGTTGAGGGAGCGGGAATAACGCTTACAAATAACAGCGGCCTAGAAGGTGCAACACCGACAATTGCATTAAGAAGCAATGTTGTTACATCTACTGGAACATTCAACTCAGTAACCGTTGATACATATGGTCGCGTTACAAACGGTTCAACCGTACCAGTAGTGACGACAGCCGATACTGGAACAGTAACCAGCGCGATGATTCAAAATGGAACCATTGTTGACGAAGACATTAGTTCTAGTGCGGCAATTGCTTTGTCCAAACTCACAACATCTGGTGCAACAACTGGTGACTTGATTTCCTTTAATGGAACTACCTGGACAACATCTGCCCCAGTTTCTAGCAGCAGCATTACTGTTTCAGACACTGCTCCTTCTCCAGCAGAACAAGGCGACCTTTGGTACAACTCGCTGACCCTTGATGCTTACATCTATTACTCGTCAGCATGGGTCCAATTGTTCAACGACGACCCATTGGTGACAGACCTGCGAGATTTGACCGATGTGCTCATTGACGGAGAGACATATGGCCAAGTGCTCTCGTATAACGGCACAGAATGGGCTAACACATCTTTGGTTGGCATTTCTGCTTCTTCAGCATCAAATTACACCCTCGTGTTGACGGACATGAATAAAACAATTGAGCGAGATTCCTCTTCGGCCAATACCGTTACAATTCCATTGAACTCTTCGGTTCAATTCCCAATCGGAACAAAAATATCGGTTTATCAGTACGGAACTGGCAAAACGCAAATTATTGGTGATGCTGGGGTCACTGTTCGCTCAAACCCTGGTTTCTATCTGTCGGCCCGATACTCCGTTGCCACGCTGGTAAAACGAGCCGCTGACGAGTGGATACTATTCGGCGACCTGAGCGCATCG